CATCTCAATAAAAATAAGGTAATATAGGGGTTAAAACTAAATGTATAAGTATAAAAAAGGTGCGAAAAATGCACAATGCACAACAGGAGCGAGTTACAGATGGTTTTTTATAAGGTGCATTTTAAAACGAAATGTTTAATTACTTACATTAGGTTCCATTATGAGTTAGATTTACGCTCCGCCTTTAATATTTTGATTAATCTTTGTTCCAGATCACTCAATTTTTTATCGTAATTAGCCATTTGGTGCTTAATAGATGCGAATTCTTTATCGTAGTTAGTGGTAAATACCAGCTTTTTCTTATAGTCTTTTTCTGCGTCATCTTCAGACGCTAAAGTCTCTTTTTCCTTGTCCTTGTATTGCTTTTTTTCTACAAATGGGAGGACTGTAGCGGGGACATTTAGGGGGACTTTTCCAGGAATTATATGGGGGGCATCATTGTAATTTAGGTGGACACTTTCTAAATCGTAAAAATATAAGTGATCAACTGAGACGCCAAAAAATTTGGCTATCTTAAAAAAGCCTTCTAAATCAGGCTCTGATACTCCTCGTTCATAATTATTCCATGTTGTGCGATTATATCCAAGCTGCGCCTGCATATCAACCTGTTTTAAACCCTTTTGCTTTCGTAAAAATTGAATGTTTTTATCAAAGAATTTCACATCATAACAGTTAAAGAGTAAAAATTAATGACTTATATTTTGGAAATCCAAATTTTAAGTCTTTATATTTGTTCTCCAAAGGGGAAATCAAATGTATGGCAAATAATCCAAAGAAAACAGCCTCACATGATCCAGAAAAGACCGCCTTCGTCTTAAAAGTGGCGGAAATACATGGGGTATCTACCCGCTATGTCTACAGAATACTTGATCCTGAAGATGATGCCTATAACGAAGCAATTTTCACCACTTACATGAATTTAATGGAGGGCACTAATGCTCTTCTTGAGCAAGTAAAACAAATGGTTCAATTCAATTCAATTTAAAAAAAAGCTGCTATAAATGAAAATAATTGACGAAACTCTTTACCTGGAATTTAAGGAAGCAATAGATTCCGGCATTGCCGAAAGTGCTATCAAAAAAGCTTCTTATAGAAATTCTGCAACGTGGCATTTTATAAATGACCCAAAGGATAAAAGAAAATTGCTCATCGGTTACGAAGCCCTGCAAGAAAAATACAAAAAGCTTATACAAGAGCGCTTTGGTAACCCTTATGATTACATTGCCAAAGCACCCATAAAAAAATTAGTTGAAACAGACTTCAAAGCTGAGCAGTTTTATAAATCATACCGTTACGACTCTGATAAATATCTTCCTATTGAGCATGTAAAAAAATATACTTCCGTTGCCTCCTGGCTAAACATGCTTCTCAAATTAAATGATAATAAAAAATTCATTAAAAAAGAACTCGGCCTATCTATAGAACTTTTTTGGATAAATGTTTCTGAGATTATTAAAACCGACAACATTGATCTTCCCACAACATACCAGCGCCTGCGTAATAAAATGTCGGAGTACAAAAAAGAAGGTTATGAATGTCTAATTCATGGCCACTTTGGTAACAAGCTTTCTGCGAAGATTGGTAAAACTATAAATGGCTTTGATCCTGAATTAGAACAAACACAAGTTGCAATTATTCTCAACGCTGCAAGCCGCCATCAAAACTTTGATGCTATGCAGATCACGTGTTCAGTTAATAAACTTTTTGAATTGCAGAACTGGCCAACTGTTTCGCATGGTACAGTTTATAACATTATAAAAGAGAATGGCCATTTAACTGTGCCGGGTAGCCGTGGCAAAAGAGAATACAATAGTAAGATTGCCATGCAGGTTACCCGCAAACGTCCTGAATATCCACTTCATTTTATTGTGCTTGATGGATGGACAGTTGAATTATTATACCAGGAAGGCAACACTTATAACAACCGGCTTGTAATGGTTGTGGTGTTAGATGCTATGAATAATTATCCTCTTGGCTATGCAATTGGTGATCGTGAAAACACAGACCTTATCAGGCAGGCAAACAGAAACGCCGCTGAACACATCAACGAATTATTCGGATCATATTACCAACCCCTGCAATTACAGAGTGACCGTTACGGCTTAAAAAATCTTACTCCTTTTTATCAATCAATGGCCCACCTGCATACACCCGCTGCTGTAGGTAATGCAAAGGCAAAAGTTATTGAACCATACTTTAAAGAGATAAGCCACAAGCATTTTCAGTACCAGCCAAATTGGAGTGGCCACAATGTTACATCCAGTAAAAATAACCAGCCCAACACTGAGTTTCTTGATAAAATAAAAGACACTTTCCCGGACAGGCAAGGTGTTATAAAGCAAATAGAATGGGCAATGCAGCGTGAACGTGCTGCCAAACAACAGGCATACCTCGCTAAATGGGCAATGGTGCCGGAAGCAGATAAAATCTCTTTAAATAAGATGGATATGCTTATGGTGTTTGGCAAACCAACGGGCTTCACTAATACCATCACCGGCCAGGGCCTTACACCAACTATAGAAGGGCATAAAATGTTCTTTGACACATTCGATAAAAAGTTTAGGGCCTTGCAGCATTTAGAGTGGCAGGTGATTTATGATGAGAATGACCTCAGTAATATCCTTGTTGTAAGTAAGTGCAATAAGCACCGCTTTCTATTGGAGCAAAAACGGATCGTGCCAATGGATATACACAGCATGGTTCCTGAGGATCATAAATACCTCAGCAAGACAAGAAACTTTAACAAGGAACGTGAGCAGGAAATAATGCAGGTGTATGCCGAAAATGCAAGAATTACACAGGAAACTATTTCAAAAACACCACTATCTCTTGATGATGATAGCGAGATTGATCTTAAACTAATGTTCACTTATAACGGCCAGCAAAAAGAAAAATTACAAGACGCAAAAGGGCTAAAGCAAGTGCAGCAAAAAGAGCAGAGGCTTATTGAGAGTGAACATAAGGAAGATGTAAATAACTGGCAACAACTGCAACAACAATACCTCCAAAGCAAAACAGATTTTAACCAATATAACGATTAAACCCCAAACGATTACCATGACAGAAGAATTAAAATACCAAATCATCGCCGGAGTGCAGGAGTACGCCCGGCAGAAACATCTTAGCAATAACGATGTTGCAAAAATGGCCGGTATAAACTCCGGTTACATCAGCGCCATGTTTCGCAATCAATTTACAACAGTAGTTGATAACAAAGAAACTCCTATAGGCGATAAGTGGTTTTATAAGCTTGCAGAATGGGCAGGGCTTCCAATAAAAAAACATTATTGGGAACTTATCCAAACAACTCAATTCACTGAAATAGTACCAGCGCTTGAAACTGCAAAAAAGCTGAGTAAAGTATCTGTATTGATTGCGCCAACCGGCACAGGCAAAACATTTACCATTGATAAATTTTGCAACCGGCATCCGCAGCACACCTATAAGATCACCGTTAGCTCAGTACACAGGTTGCCGGATATTTTACGGGAGCTAATTGATAAGCTTGGCATACCCTACGGGTGGAGCACCGCAGCCAGGCTAAACAGCATTATTGATAGAATGCGTGAATTAAAGCGCAGTGGTTATAACCCTATGATCATTATTGATGAAGCAGAAAACTTGGAGTTGCCTGTTTTAAAAATGCTAAAGGGATTGTATGATGGCGTAAACAATTACAGCGCCATTGTTCTTATTGGCACTGACCAATTGATAAGCAAATTAACCAGGCTAAAGCGTCACGACAGGAGTGGAGTGCCTCAATTTTATCGCCGTATAAAAGCCGGGATCAGGTATATATCAAACAGTAAAAATTTTGCTCCATTTTTTGAAAAGTATGTAGATGATAAAGGCTTGCGTAAGCTGTTGAATGACCTCTGCGATAATTATGGTGAACTAAACGATTATCTGGAACCTGCACTCCGTGAGTCTGATGAAAAGGGCGAGCAACTAACTGAACATTCATTCCGCATCATGTATAACATGCCTAAATATTAGACCCATGAAACAGCGCTTAATAAAACTACTCGCCTGGTCGGAGCTCGAATATGCCGAGTTCCAGTATAACAGCGGCATAGAGTATTTGAATGCTTATATACCCGATGATGTGCATGGCATTGACATGCTGCTACGCAACCGCATTTTTTGGAACTGGTGGAAAAACCATTGGTCAATAAGAGACCAGCAATTTTTAGACTCAGATATGGATTGTATGGATACTAAAAAACTACAGCGCATTTACATACGCTATAACAGCAATCTTGCCTGTGAGATATACCCCAACGCCCATGTACTTGGCAGCGATTATTGCCGCATGATTGGAAAATTACTTGATGCTAAAACAGAAAACTTATGAAAAATATTTTGGAAATGCCTGACGTGATGAACGTTATACGAAACGCAGAGTTGCAGATAAAACACCTTACCGGCTACAGGGTTGAATTACGGCCAAATGTGGTGGGCAAAGCACAGTCGGGAATAAAAGTACTATTACAAGATCTGATATGCCAGTTCTTTAACGTAAGCTGGCAGGACATCATTGGCACCCGAAAGCACAAGGATATAGCGGACGCAAGAAAAACATACATGTTTCTTGCGCGGGAAATACTCGGACAAACTTCAATTCTTACCGGCAATGAAGTAAACAGAGATCACACAACTGTTTTATACGCCGGATATAGCATGGTTAACCTCATGTTCGTCAAAGACCCCATTTCATATAAAGTAAACGCAATAAAAGCCCGCCTTAATGAACATCTCAGTAAAGCTTAAATATACCGAGTTGCAGAGCCTGGAGGCTGAACTTGAGCGAGTGCTGCAGGTTGATGATTGCCATACACGCAGCGAGGTAATTGTGGGCCTGCTGATGCTAAAGTTTTACCGCAAAATAAAACGCACATGCGCATTAATTGAACCACGCATGTACAGGATGAGCATTGAACCGGAGATGGCTGTTGCCTTTGTGATCTACTTTTCACAAAAAGAGATAAACCATGTGAGCCATGCCGGTAACATCATTCAACGAATGATTTCACTATTTGATCAACAAACAATAAACTACCAACTATGCTAAAAATCCTTCTGGTGCTTGCATTACTGCGTTTTGTTGCCTATCCCCTTGTACAAATTTATTTTGACAGGCAAGCATTTATTAAAAAGAAACGAGAGTACGAAAAGCAATATCGCACCATCAAAAAAACATCACTTAAACCCGCTTTAAAAAACAATTAAAAATTAAACCCCAATGGCAAGAGTTAAAAAGAAAGTGTTTGTAGAAGTAAAACTAGACAACGCACAATCTGCATCAGAACTATATGCAGTTACCAGCAACAAGCTTCAAAAAATTGAGGCCAAAATGAATGAGGAGATCAATAAGATCAAATCAAAATACCAGGACACCATTAACGACCTCACCGAAAGCCTGTATGAGCCTATGGAAATGCTACAAGTATTTGCCAACGAACAAAAACTAACCTGGGGCAAAAAGAAAAGCTTTGAATTGCTGCATTGCATCATTGGCTTTAGAACCGGCACACCAAAAGTTGTGAAAGATAAAAAGTTCACATGGGATGGCGTAACAGAGATGGTATCAAAGCTGTTTCCAAACCTTGTGCGTAGCAAAATTGAACTTGATAAAGACACTATCATCGCCATGCGTGATGAAGATGGCTTTAAGCAATTAAAAGAAAAATGCTACCTCGACGTGGTGCAGGATGAAACATTTTTTGTACAACCGAAAGTTGAAGAGTTAGCCACAGCATAATTTTTTTTTGAAAAGGTCACCTGTTGGTCTCAGGGTGTTAAATGTTCCAGAGCTACCTATAGCCTTTTAAGTTTCTTTTTTCATATGGTCATCGTTAGCCATCCCTGTTTCTACAGGGAGGCTTTTTTAAAATTAAAACTGAATGTTATGCAAAAAATTCGTGTTGGTGTTTTAAGTACGCAGTGGGCTATAAAGATAGAAACGTTTTCCTATAAAGACGGAAGCAGGTGTAATGGCTGGCGTATCCTGGAACGTTGCTTTGCAACTCGTGAAGATGCTGTTGCCAGGTTGAGAGAGTTAATCAGCACAGGCGTATACCAGGAAGGATAAAACATTTTTAAAACCCCAATAAATATGCAACAATGCCCAACTATTACACAAGCTGCCCACAATGCCAGGCGCAATGGAGCGCCGCAGAATACGATAAGCAATACTGCAATTCCTGCGGATACATTGTTTACCACTTTGAAGAAGCTGAGCCAGCAACGGCAATGGATGACGAAACAACAGGTAACACCGATCTATTGGCCTGAGAATCCCACAGAATTAGATTGTTTTTAAGTACCAAATCCTATGAGTAGAGGGGGGGCTATTTCCCTTTTTTAAACAGTAAACTATAACTAATGATAACCAAAAAAATTACGTGGCATCCCATCCACGCTTCATCTGATGGGATTTTTAATACTGCTACCGGGGCAGAAATTCACCTTTTGCATCCAAAGCCTGAAATGTTCATTATTGAAGATATTGCCGGTACATTAAGCAAAATATGCCGGTTTGGTGGCCATGTATCGGCTTTCTACAGTGTGGCTCAACATAGCGTAATAATGGCCGCTATGGCTCCGCAAGCCATTAAAAAGGAGGCATTATTTCATGATGCATCAGAAGCGTATTTAGGTGATGTAATAAAGCCATTAAAAGTAATACTTGGCCGCAGATATGAAAATCTGGAGAAAGCCTTTACCGCTGCTATTTCCAAAAAGTTCAAGCTCACTTACAGCAAAACAACAAACGATATAATTAAAGCGATGGACGCTGAGTTATTGGAGATGGAACAGATGGCATTACAAAAGGGAAATGTAGTGCCGCTCACCAGGGAGCTCGAGAAGAATGGCCTGCTTGATCTTGATATGTTCGCCTGGCCGCACGAGGTTGCCGCACAGCAATTTTTACTTGCGTATAAAAACTATTTCGGTAATAAAAAGTAGTTGTTTCATACCCTATCCTGTCAATTAAAACCCATAGTAATCTAAAAGAATGGCAAAGGTCCTGGGTATTAAGCAACTGCTTGAAAAGAAATACAAAGAGGCTGATTTATCGCCGGAGTGGAAAAGATCGCTTGGCAATATTGAGCCTGCATTTATCGCCATCATTTTTGGCACCAGCGGAAGCGGAAAAACAAATTTTACGATCATGCTCGCAAAAGAACTTTCAAGGTTTGGCGTAGTGCTTTATAACAGTCACGAAGAAGGGCATGGCAAAACAATACAAGACCTTGCCTTGCGGCATAACCTGGCTGATTATAATGGCAAAATAAGATTCCTGGATAATGAGAAATATAATGAGTTAGTTAAGCGCCTGGCAAAAAAGCATTCGCCAAAAATAGTGGTGATGGATAGCATACAATACAGCGCCATTACAACCGAGCAATACAAAGCGCTAAAGGAAAAATTTAAAAAGAAAATATTTCTCATAATCAGTCATGAAGAAGGTAAACACCCGAAAGGCGCAGTGGCAAAAGCGATTGAATACGATGCCAACATAAAAATAAGGGTTGATAAAAAGATCGCATTTGTAAGAAGCCGGTTTGAAGGTGGAAATAAAAACTTTGTTGTTAACGAGGAGCTTGCAAAAAAAGAATGGGGAACTAAACTTTATAATAAACATAAACACGGGTGATTATGGCAAAGAAAATTCATGGCAAGAATAAATATTTAATGCTCGTTTGGCGGCAGTTAAATAGGGGTTTTAAAAAGCCTTTGTTTAGACGAATTATGTCCGATGCTCAATTATCTAAGTGATCATGGTAAACCAAATAACGATAGACTTTACCACTGCATCTAAAATAAACACAGAGCAGTTAACCGGGCAAAATAAAACAGTATATGAAATAATGCACAGCGGTAAAACTATCAATTGCCTGGAAGCGCAGGAAATAGGTATAACGGCACTTAACAGCCGCATCAGCGATATAAGAAACAGGGCAGGAGTTAAGGTGTATGACAGGTTTATAACAACAACAGGCGGCAGTAAAATAAAAGAGTATTCATTAACTAAATATAAAAATTATGCAAACAATTTATGAGGCCAAAGCCTCAACAAAAACCAAAAGCATCACGGAGCGTGTAAAAACATTTGAAGATGCCTGTAGGGAATTAGGTCTTACAGAAGTAAAGCTTGGCGTAACAGGCTTAGATGATGATGAGGAAAGTATTACGGCTTATACTAAGCTTATCATCATTGCCAGGGCGCTTAATGAAGGGTGGACACCTAACTGGAAAGACAGCAATCAATACAAGTATGTGCCCTGGTTTAAACCTGCGGCTTCGGGTTCCGGCCTGTCGTACCTCGGCTGCGATTACTGGCGTTCGGGTACGGATACAACGATTTTTTAACCATAAAATAAAACCATGCAACAGATCAAAACATTTGAAGAGGCTTGCAAAAAATTAGGCGTAAGCCCTAAGGATTTGCCAATAGTAAAAGCCCTGCCTGCAAAGCATCAACAGGCTTTGATAGCGCATTACAAACTTGTTATTATAGCTGAGGCGTTAAACGATGGATGGCAACCTGACTGGAACAATTTCAGCCAGGGCAAATATTATCCGTGGTTCGATGTAATAGCTACAGCCAAAAAACCTTCGGGTTCCGGCCTGTCGTGCGACGGCTGCGATCGCTGGCTTGCGTATACGACTGTCGGCTCTCGCCTTTGCTACAAAGATTCAGAAACGGCAAAGTATGCAGGCAAGCAATTCAAAAAATTGTATGAGGAATATTTTCTCATAAGTTGAAAAAACAGGTTGTGTGCTGTTGGGTTTTCGAGTTGTGCAGCTTCAGGTTCCAGCCTGTCGTACAACGACTACGATAACTGGCATACGAATACGAATGTCAGCTCTCACCTATGCTTAAAAGGATTTCGCAGTACAGACCTTGCCTCTTGGCAAAAAATAAACTTATTATAAAGCTCATTGGTAGCATAAGCGAACATGAGTTTTAAAAGCAAAGGGAAACAATGAAAAGGGTTAACAACATATACCAGCAAATTATAAGCATTGATAATCTAATGCTTGCTGATGCCATTGCGCAAAAAGGCAAGAGCTCACAATATGGTGTAATCCTTCATAATAAAAACAAAGAACAAAATATTCTGAGCCTGCTACTCGCTGAAATAACCAACTACTTAGCCAACTGGCTAAAGCTTACAGTAAAAGAAAATTACCAGGTATTTCCTGTAGCACAAAGAGGGATTGACTTTGTAGGCTATAAATTTTATCACACGCATACGATGCTGCGTAAATCAATAAAGAAAAATTTTACAAGGATGCTGGCTAAGAGAAAAAATCCGGCTTCTATTGCTTCATATATAGGATGGGCTAAACATTGCAACTCAAAACATTTATTAAAAAAATTACTTGCATGAACTCTTTTAAAGACTTTGGTATTAAGACAACTGTAAAAAGTTTCATTGGTGATAAAATTAAAATGAGTAAAATTTTAAACAAACAAATCACTGTAATAGGTTACAAAATAACAGGCTCAAAGTATGTAGATAAAGGCAATGGCCAATGCCTCCACATGCAGATAGATGTTGCCGGAGTTAAGCATGTTGTTTTTACCGGATCAATTCTTTTAATGGAAGCAATAGAGCAAGTGCCAAAAGATAAATTCCCATTTACAACAACCATAGCCGAGGATAACGAACGCTATGAATTTACATAAACAATTTATGGAACGCAACACACAAACAACAGTATATCATTTGCAAATTGGCGACAGATTTTACAAGGTGAATGATAAAAAGAAATGGGTTTATGAAATGGTTGAAGGCGAAGTAAAACAAACTCACTTCCAAACATATAAACACTTTGCTTTAAAAGACGGAGAGCGTTATCCTGATGCAATAAAATCAATAACAGAAGTAATTTTTTTAAGACATAAAGAGCAGCCATGCCAATAGATTATAAAGAGTATCACCCTGACTGGAAAAACATCAGTGAGAACATAAGAGTTGTTCGTGCTGATAATAAATGTGAATGGTGTGGCGCTCCTAACCATACTTTAATTTACCGGCCCAACAGAGATAAAAATAAATGGGAACTATGGCCGGAAGGCATGCAATCAGAGGCGTTAAATCTTGATGGTTACAAAGCCACAAAAGTTATTTTAACCGTAGCACACTTAGATCATGATAAAACCAACAACGAACCGGACAATCTTGCTGCATTATGCCAGCGTGATCATTTGCTACATGATATAAGATATCATGCAGCAAACAGGAAGTACGGCAGAAAACATAAAGGCAAACATCAATTAAAACTTTCAATATGAGACGCTTTTTAATTACATCCCCAGCCTGGCAAGGAAATGCAGAATTGCTATTTGATGATAGCGAGAAGCTTGTTATGCTCAGCGTTCAGGATACAAACATTACGCCTGTTACATTATTGGTCTTTAAAGAAAAAGCGCCGGTAACAATACATGAGATGAAGTCAGCATTTGAGGGTACAAAGGTTACAATCGTTGAAGCTGACTTTGAAGTAAGCTTTGAAATGTTTTGGAAGAAGTACAACAAAAAAATAAACAAATTTCGTTGTATAAAAATTTGGGATAAGATGGAAAAAACGATGCAGGTAAAAGCGTACTTCGGTATTGATGCTTACCACAAATATTTAAAGCACGAGAGCTGGCGCAGTAAAGCTGACCCGGAAACTTATTTACGCAACCAATATTGGGATAATGAATATAAATAAAAAATTATGACTTGTATAAATTTTTTAAAATGGAAAACGAACCAATTACAATCATCACTGATGAAGTAACTCTACTTGCTGTAATAGGCTGTTGTCAGATTGGATTAAGGCATCCGCAAAATGTTGGGCCAACAAGTGCGATAGTAAAAAATTTTATTGACGGTGTAACGCCAGAACTTACCAGGCGAGACACTTTCTATAGGGTTTTGATTGATGCAGGCTGGAACAGTGATACAGGTAACTAAATAAAAAAAGCCTCAGCTGATGGGCTGAGGCTTATTTCTAAAATTTTAAATCCCGGCCACAGGATTTAGGTGGCAAATATAATTATGTCTACACTAATAGCACCCACACAAAAAAAGCGCCTCCACCTGTTACTTAATCAAACAGGTAATACAGAAAATAAGGCCACAATAGTAGAAGGCTTTACAGAAGGCAGAACCATCCACAGCAGCGAAATGACGCAGCAGGAAGCCTTTGAAATGATAGACCACCTGGTCAACTTAGCATCATCTGATAAAAGACAAACACCTGAAAACAAAATGCGCCGCAAGCTCATAAGCCTGGCCTATGAAATGCGTTGGGCAAAGCCCGGTGATTGGAAGAAGGCGGTACAGTCAATTGATAAATTTTGCCAGGGTGAACATGGTAAATTTAAAAAGCCTTTAAACAAGCATAATTACAGCGAGTTGATACAGCTTGTTAGCCAGTTCGGGCAATTATATAAATCTTATCTTAGTAAAGTATGAGTTACAAACCCGCTGCAATATCCCTTATGATTAATCTGTTCAAATCATTTATTAATATTTTTAAAAAACGAAAATCATGGAAATAATTCTATTAATTGTTTGCGTACTTATAGCCTACTATGGCTATATGGCTTTTACTAATAACAAATTTTACAAGAAACTTAAAGAGCAAGGTGCTAATGTTTCTAAAAGGGTTGCTGTAGGTAAGTACATAGGCGGGCATCCTGATATTGATAAGGCTGTAACATCTATGGAAATCATTCAATCCGGCTCAAAATTGATTATCAATGGTCACGAAATAAAAAAAACGCTTGCTGAAATTGACAGTAACAAAATTGCTGATGTTTGTGTTGATGATGCTACTACAATGCAAAGCAGGGTAACCGTTGGCAGGCTTTTGCTCGTTGGTATATTTGCTTTTGCCATGAAGAAGAAAACCAAAAACGAGCTTGCTTATATAACCTTAAAATGGAATGATGGCCGCTTTAATCACGAAACCATTTTTGAGTTTGAGGGACACGGCGCAATGCAAAGGGCTAACACTTCCCGTAACGCCATTATAAAGCTTATGCGATAGGAGTTTAAAACGAAACGTATAAATTTCAAAAGTTCTTTCTATATTTGAATTGCCAAATTATCGGTTCAGATGCAATTCAATCACATTTTCGGATTTAAATTAAACCCCCGTGAAACCGTAAAATCGGTTGACTTTCTCCATGCATATGGACTGATGTTTGGCACACGGGGGCTTTTTCATTTTAAAAAACAATGTTATGCCAAACATCAGTCAAACCCTGCAACCATTGCAGCAACTTCCAATTGAATTTAACTTCGCTTCCAATTTACAAACCGTCAGGTATGTAATAAAAGACAATGAGCCCTGGTTCATTGCAAAAGACATCTGCAAGATTCTCGAAATCATCAACACATCGCAAGCTCTTGAGCAATTAGATTCGGATGAAAAGGGTATATCTACTGGATATACCCTTGGAGGCGAACAAGAGATGTTAACAGTGAACGAATCCGGCCTATACGCACTCATCTTTCAAAGCCGTAAACCGGATGCAAAAAGGTTCAGAAAATTTATTACCAGCGTGGTAATTCCATCTATCCGAAAAACAGGCAGCTATAGTGTGCAGAACACTATTCAACTTTCTAACACATCTGTTTACACAGAGCTTCAGCTTTTGCTTGCGCAATGCCCTAAGATTGAACATAACGGTTGTATTTATTACAATGCTTTTCAGTTGCTGCTTATTGCCCGTAAAGCACGAAGAGGCAATGTTAAACAAATGTATACCGAAATGGAAAAGGCTGGTGAAGCGGTGCAGCTTGCTACCGGCAAACGCAAGCCTCAATGGTACGTTAAGAAAGAATCCGTAGGAAAGCTTTTAAATGCAAAGCCATCTAACAACCTTACCACAGGTATCGTTCACCTTTTAAACTCTGCCCAATGATAAGCCACAAAAACAACAACCTGCACATAACATACACTCACAACACCCCGGCAGCCGCCCAAACCTATTTAGCCCTTAGCATTATAACGGCATTGCGGCTTGCAGTACTGGTAAAGGATGGCGAAAGAAGGGATGATGAATTGCAAAGCCTTGTTCCGTTAATTGACCTGTTGGAAGAGTTGATACCCGATGATCTGCAAATGGAACGTGCTTATGAGGAATAATCATTAAAAACCTCACCCCCAACCCCTCTCCAAAGGAGAGGGGCTTTTTTTTGTTGCAAACATTAATAAGGGAGTTACGTACAATACTTTTCAATTTTTTAATTAACTTGCTCAACTAATATGAGAGGTCAATATTCGCTCTTTAACAGCTTACTACCCACGCAAGAGATCACCGTCTCTAAAAGTCTAAGAAAGGGGCGTTCTCACAAGCTTATTTATAGCCGCAACACATTACTCATTCACAGGTATTACTACTACGCTAAAATTAACCGGAATCAATATGCTGATATAATTGAATCGTTGAGTAGCGAATTTTTTTTATCACAGGAAAGAATTATTATTTGCCTCAACCAAAACCACCCAAAGGTTAAAGCGATATTTGCAGAAGAACCGGATATAAAACACCTTCGCAATTTATATACCTGGTTAATCTGGTAAAGCCCCCGGCCCCGAAGGGGAGAAGGCAAAAAAGCATTACTGTATCATATCTCCACCAACAACCGGATTAGGTGCAGGCACGGTAAGCGGCTCTGTTGCTGACGTATCTTTAAAACCTGTGGCAAATCTCATTATGCGCACTCTTATAGTATCTTCCCTTTTCTCGGTATCAGTTGTTGTGCGTTGCAGTTTCTGAATAAACACCCCTTGCGTTTTAGAAGGGTTCCAACCGTGCAGCGCCTGGTATAATTTCTTTTCAAGTTCATAGCATTGTAAAGCTTTTTCACGTTGGGCAATGGGTGTTACCTGGCTGGTGTTAGTGTATGGCTCAAAGGCAATGCGTATATCAACATCGCCTATACCGGTTTGTACTTTTTGCCCGGCATCTTCAAATCGCCATCCTGTAAAATCAACAAGCACACAAGGGAATAAAACAGCAGGCCGGTAACCTTCTTTATAATTTTCAAGTTGGCCAAACTCCTGGTCTATCCATTTTATTTCCGGCACTTGTGCGGTTATGTAATCCTGCAATGCAGTAAACATAATTGCGAATGGTGAGAGTAGCATTAACTGAATTTTAAAATTTTATAAATGTCAAGTGTTACCTGCCGCTGTATTTCTTTATTAAGTGTTGCGCTTGGCCTTGCGGCTGTTGGCATAAACTGCCTGCGTGGTATGTTCATCATGCGTTCGTGATCCTTTACATTGCTATCTCCTGCATACTGCTTTTTGTTTGCTGTTCGTCGTGTAGCAA